CGTACTCTTCTCTTCTATGTCTGTATCTACTTCTATATCTATATCTACTTCTATATCTGTGTCGTGACACGGTTGACTTGTCATTGACATGTCATTGACAGCGTTTGGTTTGTCAGCAGCCAGCAGGCGCCGCTTCGCGCGAGAGCGCTGCTGGGCCAGGCGGTTGTACTCGCGGATCTCGCTCATTTTCTCAGCGCTCTGGTACTTTTCCCAGTTGGAAATATAGATGATGTCGTTGATGATCTCGATCATCCCAAACCGCATAAACACGCTAAGCGCCATCTTCACCAGGTTCAGCGGCCGGCGAAAGTGTGTGGCCAGCATTTCCTCGGTGTAGGGGATCTCGCGCGTCAGATAGACCATGCCGTTGTCGTTGATGGTGCCAGCCAGGCAAAGAATGTTGAACCAGATGACGATGATGCCATCCCCTTCAGGCAGGGCCTCGATCTGTTTGATTTTCTGGTTATCGAACACATCCACGACAATCTTGATCCATTTAACCGATGCCATGGCTCACCTCTTGACCCTTCCCGGGTCACTTTGCCGCGCCGCTTGCTCCAGGTAGAAGCGGTAGGCGTCGGCGTCCTCAGCGGAGGAGCAGTGCACGATGGCCAGGCGCTCCACCAGGACACGGGTATGGGCAATGGCCTCAATCAGCAGGTTGCGTGAGCTGGTCATGTGGTTTTGGTCTTGCTGGTCCGCCAGCTCGGCCAGGAAGAAGGGCAGGCCGATCTTCCCAAGCTCGTAGACAGCGTTTTGGTCAATGATTTTGGCAGGGTGCGCCTTGGCGGCCCGGATGATGGCAGGACGCCACTTGCGAAGCACGCCCTCGGCGGTCTTGCAGTTGATGCCGGTGTTGGCCTCCCGCTCACAAGTGGGGCAGATTTGCCGGCCCTCGGGCACATAGATTCCGCAGTTGAAGCACTTCTCGGTGTCCTGGCTCATCTGGCGCCTCCCTTCCTGGTCTTCACCACCCGCACGCCCTGGTTGAGGGCTTCCTGGTCATCCTGGGTGAACAGGTCCAGGGGCAGGGGTGCTAAGGTATCGTCATTTGGAGTTGCAACAAGGGCTGGTGCGCTTCCCTGGTAGAAGGCGAGGGTTACCCTGGTCTTCTCGTATTGGGCTCTGTAATGCTCGGTTTTGGCCGTTTCCCGGCGAAGGTGTTTGTCCTTGTAGTCCACGGCGATTTTCATCACGCAGGCGCCCAGGCCACAGCCAAGGGTTAGAAACAGCAGGTCACTCAGCATGGGAAGGCTCCTTCCTGTAGCCAGGCGTTGCCCTTGCTCTCCACGGGGATGTAGCCCGCTTCCAGCAGCTGCGCCGACTGGTCGTCGATGTCTGCGAACTCGTCCGGGAGATCGTCTGTGGGTGCGCCGACAAACACGATGGTGCCAACCAGGCCCAGTACATTGGGGTCCAGGCCGATCAGACGGCCTTCCTCGTGCACGATGGCCACGAGCCTGCTATTGATGGTGACGGTTTCGATGTAGCCGCCGACCTCGGCCTGCAGGGCCTCCAGGGTGTTGGCGATGTCTTTCGCCTGGCCGATGCAGCCGGGCTTCTTGATAATCACTTTCACGGTTTCCTCTTTCTGCCAGGGAATTGCCAGCCCTGGCGGTGATTGGTCAAATGCGGGGGCGGGGCTAGCGCCCCCCGCTGGGTCATTCAGAAGGGCAGGTCATCATCCTCGACCTGAACAAAGCCGGCCTGGGCGTCAGCGGACTGCTGAGGCGCTTGCGCATATCCGCCAGGTGCGGCCCCCTGTTCGGAGCGGGGCGTGAGGAACTCGACCTCATCGGCCTGCACTTCCAGGCTGTTGCGCTGCATGCCATCGTTGCCGGTGTAGGCCTGCATGGTGAGGGTGCCGGTGACGCCAACCTTGCGGCCCTTGGCCAGGTAGCGGTTGCAGTTCTCAGCCATCTGCCGCCAGGTGGTGACCCGGAAGAAATCGGCTTCCTGCTGGCCGGCCTCGGCGCCCTGCTTGCGGCGGTTGACCGCCACGGTGAAGGTGCAGACCGCCACGCCTGCCTGGGTGGAGCGAAGCTCAGGATCCCTGCACAAATTTCCGATTAAGAAAATGCGATTCATACTGCTTGCTTGTTCCTCTCTTTGTTATGAAGTGCTGAGTGTTCGCCAAAATCCATCAGTCGGAGGTTTTCAATGCGATTGTCTGTCTTGACGCCATTGATGTGATGAACCGCTTCATCTGGAGCAATAGGCCTGCCTATGTGTTGTGCCATGAGGTATCGATGCTCCATAATCATTCCGTTTTTGTCAGTTCCTTCTTCACCAGGGCGATAGAGAGTGACATAGCCTTTGGATGTTTTGCGACGGTAGCCCTTGAAGTTTCCGGAGGCAGCCCCTCTCATGGCTTTTGCCTTGATTCGATACATGGACGCCGGATCCTTACCAATTTTCAGCCTGCTTGCCATGTGGTCTACTGCTGATTTAGTTCGCCCGATACGCTTGGCAACATCGATGGAGCGCTCGTGGGGGTAGTGTTTTTTAAGGAGCGCCAGTTGATGCGGCGTCCATGCGGCAGCCTTAACCATCGGCGGCCTCCTGGGGCTGTTTGGCCTTGTCTTGGTTGGACAGCAGGGCTTCGAGGACCATCCCGCCGAGCACGAAGTCCCCGGACTGGATGTAGGTGCTGTTGTTCTGAACCACTTCGATGAAGCGCATTTTGCGCAGCATGCCCAGGCGGGTCTCAAACTCAATCAGCTCCTCGTAGCGCTCCAGGGGAATGGCCACCACGTCGTCCTGGCGAAGCTGCAGGATGGGGGCGGGGATGTTGGTGTTTTCCATGGTCTAACTCCTTTCGTTGGTGCAGATCCTGACGACCTGCTGGCATAACCGGACATCGAACATGCCAATGTGCGTCTGTTTCTCGGGGATGCCCAGCTTTTGGGCCAGCCAGGCATAGGCGGCGTTCCGCTTCATGCGGCCCCCTTGCCAGAGGGGGTCAAAGGCAGCGTGCGCCTTTTTCTTCCAGTCCCGGAGCTCGGCGTTAGCCAGGCGCCCCAGAGGCTTGTCGGTTCCCCGGTGCACGCCAACCCAGGCGTGGCACGGGGGGCAGTAGTAGATCATCCCGTAGCTGCGGCCGTAGACCACAGCACTGTCGGTGTACAGGGCAGGCTGGCCGCAGTAGTCGCAGAGCTTGGTGATGCTCATTTGATGCCCCAGGTAACCCGATGGGGGATGAAGGAGATCTGAACCTGATGGTCAATGGGGGTGTCAGGCTCCCCGTCGAAGGCATTTCTGAGCTTGGTGCAAAGCCTCGGGGCTTTATGCTGCCGCGGATCCGTATCGACGTACAGGCGGCCATCGTGTTCGTAAACCGGCCTGCCGCACCTGTCACATCCGATGAATTCAAGGGTGATAGGGTCCATTACTTTCCTTCCCACCTTTCCTTAAACCGGGCGATCTGCTCCGGCGTGTCCGTGTCGATGCCCAGGTCCCGGGCCTCCTGGATGATGCCGTCGATGAGGACGGCCATTTCCCGGGTGTCGTACTTGGAGCTGCCGACCAGCACATCGGCGTGAGTGAACTCCTTGCCGTTAGCCATGCCGGTGCCGATGACCTTGTGGTAGTCAAACTCCCGGATGACGCTTTCAAACTGGCTGGTCTGGATGGACACCTGCCCGCCCTGGCCGTAGCGCCTAAGCATCAGCAGGTAGACTTCCTGCTTGTCCATGGGCGGGGTGATGGCCTCGGCGATTTTGTTGATCAGCACCCAGGCGTAAGCGTTGGCATCCAGACTTCTGAGGCTGCGGTGCTTTTTGATGAGCACATCCACCGGCGTGTCCTTGAGCTTCTTGAACTCTTCCCGGAAGTCGCCCAGGATGGCCAGCGTGAGGTTTTGCACCCCATCCAGCCCGATGGTCAGGTCCTTCGGCCAGCCTTTCATGTTCGCGCCTCCTTATCAGAATGGGTTCAGGCTCAGGTCAAACCTGATGCCGGGCACTGCCATTGCAACCGGTTTTCGCGTGACGTCAGCAATTGTTTTGACCATGACCGTCTTGTCCGACCTGCCCTGGCTGGCGTGGCAGAGGATGATCTGCCGGCAGTCCGTCAAGTTTTCAGCAATGAACAGGGTGGTCAGGCGCTCCAGGCTCATGTGGCTTTGCCTCAGGCGGTTGCGCAGGTAGGCGGGGGTGTCCTCATCCAGCAGGCTTTCCATGTAGTTGCATTCAATCAGCCAGTAGTTGACGCCGGGAAAGCTGAAGGTCAGGTAGTGGGTGTCGGTGATGTAGACAAAGCGCTCGCCGGTCTTTCGGTTGGTAATCAGGTAGCCGCAGGGCGCAATGGCGTCATGCTGTGTAGGGAAGTCCAACACCAGCAGGTCACCAAAGGCCCGGATGTTGTCCTTCACGTAGCCGTCAGAGCGCAGCCCTGACACCACGGAGGCTGTACCTGTTGTGCCGTAGCAGGGCACGCCGATGGCGTCCAGGTCGGCCACCCCCAGGCAGTGGTCACCGTGCTCATGGGTGATCAGGCAGGCGTCAATCAGACCGGGGTCATAGCCCACCGCCTGGATAATCCGCTTGGCCTTCACGCCAGCATCCAGCACCAGGGCCCGGCCTTCGTTCCACAGGATGTAGCAATTGCCTGTGCTGCCGGTGGCCACTACCTGCAAGGTCATCATGAGAACGCAGGCTTTCTTTTCGCCTTCACAGGCGTTTCATCAGCTGGCTCCATCTCAGCCTCCGGCGCTTCTTCCGGGTCGCGTATTTCACCCAGCACCTCAAGGGGCTCAGCCGCAGGCTGTGGCTCCGCCAGGGCATCCGGGTCAAGGTCAAGAACTACGGTTGGCTGCTGGGGAAGAGCGACCGGCTCCGGGCGCTCCACATCCGCCTGGACAGCGGCAATGGATTGGGCACTGATTTTCAGCGGGTCGATGGTGACCTTGTCAGAGATGCGATGAACCAGGGTCTTGTAACACATTTCCTCGTACCACTGGTTCCAGAATGTGGCGCTCTTGGCCAGGCTGCGGTACTTGTCAAAGGATTTCTTGGAAAGAACAATCAGCACGTTCTCGCTGTCGTCCTCGTACTCCAGGTAAGCAAAGCCGCCCACCAGGTCGCCCCGGTCAAAAGGCTGCTTGATGTTGAAGTCGTAGCCCTCCACCTTGGAGGACAGGCCCTTTTTGTAGACGATGAACTCATCCGTGCTGAACACCAGCTCCACCCGGATATCCTTGATGGGGCGCATGGAGGCCTTGCGGATGTAGTAGGCCTCGCCCTTGTAGCCGATGCGCAGGTCGATGTCGTACTGCTTGGTGTCCTTGTTGAAGTAGGCAATGGGGAACACATGACCCGGGATGAGTGCGTCCAGACCCAGCCGGATGCGGTGCACCGCATCGATGGCCAACTTGGTCATGTTGATGTTCTTCCAGACGATGGGCAACTGGTCTTTGCCTTGCTTGGCGTTGGCCTCGATGAAGGCGCTGTCGCACTTGATGAACAGGTGCTGAAGCAGCTGCCGCTCGTGGTCTGACATGTCCAGGTGGCCCACTTCGGTGGAGTACTGGCGTTCCACCATCTGGGTGAAGCGCAGGGAAGGGGTTGCCTCCTGGGTGACAAGCTCGATTTTCATGGCTTAGGCCTCCTTTGTGAGAGTGAGAACAGGATCTTCAGTGACGCGCAGCAGAATCATCTGGCCGCCTGTCTGCGCCACCCGGTTCACGGCTTCCACGTTGTCAACGAAGCAGGGAACGCTGGTGCCTTTCGCCTTGGACAACACCCGGATAATCTCGATGCCAGCATTGATGCGGGCGGCATTGTTGAGGGTGCTTTCGTAGCTGACGCCGTTCACGGTGGCTCGGCAGACATCGGCGTACTCGCCGTTTTTCTGCAGCTCGAAGAGCCTCCAGCGGATGGTGTCAAACATGGCGTTGATGGAGCCTTCCATGGCTTCACACCGGGCAGATACATAGGCGGCCAGCAGGTCCAGGTCGCGGTCGATCAGGGCCAACCGCTGCCCGATATCCCTCTTCTGGGTTTCCAGTTCCGCGATGCGCTGGTCCACCAGCTCCATCAGGGCTTGCTGGCCAAGCTTTGCAGACCAGTCCTTGATTTCTTCCTGCAAGCCCTTGCGCATAGCCTGATAGGCCTCCCGGCCCTCATCAGAGGACTGCGTGTCCAGGGCGGCCTTGATGTCGTCCAGCTGGGCTTGCAGGCCGCGACACGTGGGGTCGTCCTCGGGGTTCGGCGGGGGCGGTGCGTTGGCCGCCTTTTGCTTGGCGTTGGCCAGTTGCTCCTCAAGGGAGGCTATTTCGGCTTTCAGTTCAGCTGCATCCGCCTGATATTTCTTGATTTCTGACTGCTTGAGTTGGATTTGGTCGGCAATGGTTTTCCCGCGCTCGTTGATGCGGGCAAGCTTGGCCTCCTGCTCATCGTCAAAAGCAGCCTTGTGGCCAGCCCGGATCTGCTCCAGGTGAAAGGCGGGGTACGGCTGGGAGCAGGTAGGACAGGTGCCATCCAGCTCAGGCGGGATGTATTGCGTGCTATTCACCGCTTCCCATTGAGCCAGCAGGGCGTCCTTTTCTTCGGTTTTCAGGATTACTTGCTGCTGGGCGCGATTGATGTTGTCAATCATTCCATCAAGCAGTCTGCGCTTTAAGGTCAGGCCACCCTCCAAGGTGGACACATCCATCGACAGGTCGGACACGATTTGCCTGTGCTGCAGGCGAAGATCTGCTTGGCGGTCGGATAGCTGCTGGGATATCTCTCGCTGCTTGGTGATCAGCTCACCGGCCTTCTTGTAGGCCAGCTCGGAGCCAGCCATCTGGGCATCCAGGAAGTCGACTTCCTGTTGCAGCCGGGCAATGTTCTTATCCGCCTCATCCAGCTCAGCCTGCGTGATGGAGGGCCTGGTCAGGCGCTGCTCATCAATTCGGGCGGGCAGCAGCTTCAGCTCATCGTTGAACCGCTTCTGCTGCTCCTTGAGGCGCTTCTTGGTGTCTTCCGGGCTTTTCCCATTCAGCAACGAGGGAACACCTGCAAACTCCGGCCTGGCCAGGATGACCGAATCAACATCCTTGCCGGAAGCCTCCAGCAGCATTTTGCGCCGCTGTTCCCAGGGCAGCTGCATGAAGGCGCCGTGCACCGTGAGCTGCTTGAAGGTTTCCTCATCCCCGCAGATTTGCTGGATGTAGGGCTGGTACTCCTTTTCCAGCTTCACCGGGACTTCATCAATCCAGGCGGCGGTTTCGTCCCGGTCGTAGATGGGATCGGGGCTGCCGACAACCTTGCGCCACTTTTCGATGAGTGCGCGCTTGAGGGTGACGGGCTTGCCATCAATGGTCAGCCGGGCCTCCACTTCGGTGGTCAGGCCGGTGATGCGCTCGCCGGCAGCATCCAGGGGCTTGACATCAAACCGGGAGGCGCCGCTGCTGTCCTTGCCGAACAGCAGCCACAGGAAAGCGTCATAAACGGAGGTTTTGCCCGTGGCGTTCCTGCCGGCAACGGTGGCACTGCGGCCTTCGAAGGGGAGGTCAAGGTTCTTGATGCCCTTGAAGTTGTTTATGCTCAGGTGGTTGATCACCACTTTCATTGGTATGCTCCTTTTGCTTTCAAATATTTCTTGAGGTGGCTATACAGCCAGTCCTGGGTGGTGCTGAACCCCTCGGCTCTTTGCTGGTCCATCAGTAGGTTGTAGTCCTCGACGCTCACCCGGACGACCAGTCGGCAGGGGTTAGTTCGGATTTCAGGCGCCTTGGGCTTAGGATCCGGCTCCTTGTCCGGGGCGTAGGCCTTGACCAGGGCGGCCATGGCGTCATCACAGAGCCGGATGCCGTAGAGGTGGCTGCGCTCCGCCTTGCTCTGCAGGTGTTTGTCGTAACGGGGGTAGAGGGCCTGCACGGTGGCCACCATGTCGGCGGCGGAGATTTCACGGCCCAGGCGCAGCTCCCGCAGGGCGTTGACAGTTTCGGCCTCGATGCCTATACTGTTGGTGGTTTCCATTGGTCGAGGTTCGGGCTGTGCCAGCAGACCGGCCTCTTTTTTTGTGCTCATTTCGCTGCCTCCTTCAGCTTCTTGCAGAGCCCCAGGCCGCCTCGTTGTAGGTCCACCGGGTGCCGCTGCAGCTTTGGTCAAAGGGACAATCGCCGCCGTTGCCATAGGACAGTTCACACTTCCAGCATTCGCACAGCCGCTCGGCGTTGTCATAGGTAGGGGTGGTGGGTTGCTTCATGTTTCCTTCCTTTCCTGTGCTTGGGATTCAAGCCATTTCCTTGTTGCCTCGTAGGCCGCGGCGCCAAGCCGCTCTGCCAGGGTGCGGGGTATCTTGTCCAGCTCTACTCGGATGGCCGGTGCCGGGGCCTGCTCTGCTGCCATTCGTTCCTCCTTCCTTCACTCAAAAAGATTAACAAGTTAAACTCTCTGGGTAAAAAAATAGTCAGGGATGTCCACAACAGCCAGTCCAAGCAGCTCAATGGCCCTGAGGATTTCGCCAGTCTTGAAGTCAATGCGCCCGTTGATCTTGTTGGACCAGGTGTTTGCAGACATTTTCATTGCCTTCGCAAAGGCATTCTGCGTCTTGAACTTCTCGACGATGCGGCCAATCAGCTTGGAATAGTCGAACATTCATCTGCCTCCTTTCTGCGGTTTTGATGATTAACAAGTTAATCTTCGAGGCCAATATACCACGGGCAATTTTCCTTTGCAACCCCTTTTGCGAAAAAAGTTAATCTTTTTTTGTAATTCGTTGAACTTTTTGTGTATTCCGTGGTATAATCTCCATATCAACAAAAGGGAGCAGCGGCATGGAAGAGAACAGAGTTTCCGTAGGCGCCAGGCTACAGCAGGTCATGGATGAGCGCAATCTCCGCGCCGTTGACCTGCACGACCTCATCAAGCCGCTTTGCAAAAAGTATGGCATCAACATCAGCAAATCCCAGCTGAGCCAGTATATCAACGATTTTAACGAGCCCGGCCAGCGCCGCCTGTTTATCCTGGCCCAGGCTCTGGATGTGAACGAAGCCTGGCTGCTGGGCTTTGATGTGGCCCGGGAACGAAAGCCGCTCGCCGCCACAGCCGACGAGCGGGCGCAGGAGTTTATGTCATTGTTCTCAGCACTCACGGAAGATCAGCAGATTACCATCATTCAGGCAATGAAAGGAATCGCAGCAGGTAAATAAGTTCCTGCTGCGCATCTGGGGAGAGTTGAGAAAAGGCCTCAGCGGCCTGTGAAAGGTTAGCGTTATCTGGGCGGTCGGCAAAAACGTCAGACATCCAACTGTCTCCTCTCAAACTATTTATTGGTCCTGTGGACTTGCCATCTTACCAAGATACGATAGAACTGTCGCCCATTCCGGGAGGAAATAACATAAAGCGTGATGGAGGTGTCCCATGAAAAAGGTTACCGCTTTGTTTCTGGCAATCCTGATGTTGACCATCCCCACCGCCCTGGCATCTGGAGACCTGGCCGGCATGACCTTGGAGCAGCTGATCCAGCTGCGAACGCAGATTGAGGCGGAGTTGCTCATTCGCGGAGAGAGCGAATCGCTCGGCGTACCTCCCGGGCGTTACATTGTTGGCGTCGACATCCCTGCGGGGATTTACAAGGTAACAGTCAGCAACTCTTCGGTTGTCGGGGGAATGCTCGTTGTTTACCCTGACAAGAAAAAGATGGATTCCCAGGGCGCATACAATGTGATGGAGCTGCTCAGCGGCATGACTGGGAATGAAGTTCTTGGCAAAGTTGAGCTGAACGAAGGTAATGGTGTTTGGATTTCTAACGGAATGCTGACTTTTGAGATGTACAAGGGCATCGGCCTATAAACCCTTATCAACAACGAACGGAGGTCGAGTATGAGCCATGCTCTCAATGCCCGCTTATGGGCGAACATAGATGACAAGCGTTCCGGTTCAGCGTTGGTCGCAGAAATGACACCATTGAGCCTGGACAGTCAGGCTGCGCAGGCTTCGTTTGCAGGCAGCTCAGAGATGTACTGGGCTGATCTTGAGAAATGCACCTGCATGGACTTCAACATAAATCAGTCAAGGTCGGCGCCCTGCAAACACATGATTCGGTTGGCTATGGAGCTGGGCCTGCTGCCATCTGCTGGCATTGTAAGAGATATTGATGCCGCGCAGTATCGGGTTGCCCTGGCCAAGCTAAAGAGCATGACTTCCGAGGGTGACCTGCTGGCCGCTGTGAAGATTGGCGCTTTCCTCAAAGAGTTGTACACCAAGGGCAAGTCCCGGGTTGCTGATACCAGGGGCGTGGACGATACCCCGCTGCGCTTTTTCTTTGTGCTGGCCGGGAACTCAGCCGCGCCAATCAAGACGCGAAAGAAGGATGCGCTGGCGCTGGTCAAGGCCATTGAAGCCCGCCTAGGTGAGTGGCTGCTTGTTACTCCACAGGCTTTGCTGGCGGCGTTCGAGGGCTATGAGCAAACGGACGCAGACTGACAACACTGCCAAATCAGCAGTCATATACGCCCGCTTTTCCGAGGGCCGGGACCAGACGGATGTCAGCATTGAGCAGCAGGTGGCCGAGTGCAAGCCCTATGCTGCCCAGCTGGGCTATACCATCACCAAGGTGTATGCCGATCATCACATCTCCGGCCGATCAGACCGAAGGCCGGAGTTTCAACGCATGCTGCGGGATGCCGAGAAGGGGCAGATTGACACGGTCATCGCCTGGAAGAGCAGCCGCCTGGCCAGAAATATGCTGCAGGGCCTGCTCAACGAATCCAAGCTCAATGACCTGGGGGTGAATGTTCTCTACGCCAAAGAGGACTTTGGCGACAACGCCGCAGGCCGTTATGCCAGGCGCAACATGATGAACATGAACCAATTCTACTCGGAGAATATGTCCGAGGATATCAAGCGGGGCATGTACTACCTGGCGAAGGATTGTAAGGTGCTCACCGTCATTCCATTCGGCTATCGCAAGGGCGAGGATGGCCGCTTTGCCAAGGACGACTACACGGCGCCCTATGTCCAGGAAATCTTTGAGCGGGTGCTGCGCGGCGACACCTATGCGGAAATTGCCGAGGACCTGAACGCCGAGCATGTCAAGACGCAGCAGAAAAAGCCCTGGAACAAGAACAGCTTCAAAATCATGTTGCAGAATGAGGCCTACATCGGCGTATACTCTTTTGGGGATGTACGCATAGAAGGCGGCATGCCTGCCCTGATTGACCGGGATCTCTTTTACAATGTCCAGAAGGAGCTCAAGATGCGCAGCACAAAGAAGGCCACCAACCGCTGGCAAAAGTCCGACTTCCTGCTCACCGGGAAGCTGTTCTGTGGCCACTGCCTGGGGAACATGGTCGGCAGCTCCGGCACTTCCGTCACCGGGGCCAAGCACGCCTATTATGTCTGCCAGACTAGGAACAACGTCAAGACCTGCCATAAGAAGAACATCCGGCAGAAGGCGGCAGAGCGCCTGGTGGCCAGCGCCATTCGCAATTACATTCTGCAGCCGGAGGTCATTGAGTGGATTGCCGACAATGCCATGCAGTACACCGTGTCCCTGCGTGAGCAGAGCCAGGCGAAGCAGACAGAGGCGGAGCTGGCGGATGTGAACCGCGGCATCAAGAACATCATGGCCGCCATTGAGAAGGGCATCATCACCGATACCACCAAGGACAGGCTGCTGGAGCTGGAAGCCATGAAGCGTGAGCTCACCGAGCGGCTCGACCTGGAGGCCCGGTTCATCCCTTCAATCACCAGGGAGCAGGTCATCGCCTGGCTGGACAGCTACCGCACCCGCAAGCTGACGGACCGCAGTTTCCAGCGTGAGCTGTTCGGCACCTTCCTGGAGGCGGCCTATCTCTACGATGATCGGCTCCGGCTGATCTTCAACTACACCGGTGAAACCAACGAGGTAGATTATCCCTTGAGCGACCTGCTTCCGGACGGGGATTCCCCGCCCGATAGTTCTGATACAGTTAATTTAGGGCCACCACACCCGGAACAGTTTGTTCCGGGTTTTTTCTGCTTGAAGCGTTTGAACGTGCATTCTTATCATGCTATACTTCGCGTAGCGTTTCTGCGACAAATACAAGAGGTGAGGTAA